GATGGAATCCTTCAGATCGCAGTAGTCCATGAACTTTCGCTCCCAAGAACTCCTATAAATAACCTTTGTGGGATCACCCTTGTACTTCTTGGGATTCTTCGGCTTGAACAGACCTTGTAGGAATTTCTTCTCGGTAGCCATATATGCCCTCATTCATCAGCCCAACATCATCTACCAATCCAGGCACCAGACCAAGTCTTTCATATAGAGAAGATAGAAGGCAACTCCCCGGACAAGAAAAACTAGAGGATGCCCCCTCAACTCTTGATGGCAGTCCATTAAGTGCAAATACACCCGTTGCAATGGGTGAGTCGTGGAACGAGCCATTCAATTCAGAGACTTCTCTTTTCAATTACATCAAACAAAGCCAAGGCAATGAACGAGCCGGTGTATTCGAAGCGGTAGATGCTCGTACCAATGCCTTTCTCAACATTCCAAGTTTCCTGTATTACCCAAGTGATCTTGCACAGAACAGAAGATATCATCACTTCATTGTCTTCAATATCTATCAGGGAACCTCAGATCAGATCAGAATGTCGCAAAGGCAGACTGCATTGACGGAAAGTGCAATAATTGCATCTGGAGGATTTCAGTTTGGCGGCTCATTGTCTGAGGGAGATCCTGCGGATCGTGCTGTACTCACCAATGCTGGAATGACTTCTGAGCAAATAAAGCAGTATTTTGCAAATAAGAGAAGTCAGTTCAAATTATTGCCAACCGATGCAAGGATCAACTCATTTGACCGAATCTTTCAGGGTGAGGTGAGTAATCTTGCAAGGCAAGCAACGGAAGGCAAGACTGTAACACAGGCGATGATGGATAGTACATTGGCAGCATTAGCAGCAATATTTGAAAGTGGCAAAAATGATGTTACAGATTTTGTCTCAACCATAACACAGCGAGAGATGGTAGATATGTGGGCGAACGAGAAAGATACGAATGAGGTTGGAATAAACGGTCAGAAATTGCAGAGACCAAGATCGGAGCGCAGCATACTTGTTGCTAACAAGAGGTTTACCATAGCCAACAGCAAGTCCAAGGACACCATATGCCTCTATATGCCTCAGAAGATTGCAATCAACGATCAGATTGTGTATCAAGAAGAAGACATGGGCATGGCAAAGACCCTTCTTGCAGCAGTGGCAGGAAAGCGAGGGGCTGGTTCTGCCCTAGTTGAAAAGATAGGAACCAACTTTGTTGCGGGAATAATAAACAAGGCAACGAACATCGCGGGCGTGGAGGATTTCAACCTACAGGCAGTCAGGAATGCCGCAACAAGAAGTGTATCCAATCCGAGAAGAGAGGTCTTGTTCCGTGATGTAGGAATTCGTTCGCATACTTTCTCCTTTGAGTTCTCTCCAAGGAATTCCGCAGAAGCACAGACCGTACTGAACATCATAAGAATGCTCCGATTTCATGCGTATCCCGGTCTTCGTGGTGGTGGAGGTCACTTCTTCACCTTCCCAGCGGAATTCGAAGCATCATTCATGACTATAGATGAACAAGGTGTCATTAGAGTAAACAACAATCTTCCCCGCCTCCCGAGACTTGCATTGACTACAGTTTCGGTTGATTATTCGGGTGCAGGAGATTTCAAGACATTCCCTGATGCCATTCCAGCCTTCATAAAGGTTGATCTTGGATTCCAGGAAATGGAACAACTTACAAGCGAGCATGTAATAAACGGATTGTAATCCATGTATGACAAGATACCAAAGGTAAGATACATCTCCCCTACCGGATATCAGGATATGGCAGATATCACAGTATCCTTCAATGTGAAGCAAAAAGTCATCGAAGAAGGCGCACTACCTGTGCAAATGACCGTATCTGAAATGGATAGACCTGATGTCTTTTCCGACAGGGCATATGGCGATTCTACGATGCATTGGGTGACCATGAGGATCAATGAGAAGATCAATCCATACTATGACTGGGTACTCAGTCCACAGGCATTCGACAACTATGTCGGGGAGAAGTATCCCGGCTATACGCTTTTCCTGACGGATATAAGCGGTCTTCATGCATTCGAGGGATCTTTCCGTGGCAACGACATCGTGTTTGCCACCGGCGTGACGAATGCAGACTTGCAGCCCGACATTCAGTCTTCGCTGAAGAATGCCCGTGTGGTGTCGTATGACCCCGTGTACTGTCGGCTTGTGATGGAGTTCACGCAGAAGACGGCATGGATTCCTGCCGAAGGCGATTATATCGCAGGTGCCAACACCGACAAACTTGGTGTGAGTACATACTATGTCGCGAGGATAGGAAAGGTCATCGAAAGCCCATATGCAGTGCATCATTTTGAGAATTCAGACAATGAACTGCTTGATCCGATGATACCGGAGTCACTTCACAACAAGTTCATAGCAGAAGAGGATCTTGGCTATACATTCGGAGATACTCCCCTCGGGAAGTACATACTTCAGGATTTCGGAGATTACACCATAACCAACCGCGAATATGAAGTCGGCATCAATGATGAGAATCGCAACATCAGCGTGGTTGCGAAAAAATACCTCACGAACATTGGTCGTGATGTGGCAACGGCACTAAACAATGTCTAGCGTTCCCTCACATTCACACTTCGACACATATACAGACAACTCATACGAGATATCTCGCATTGAGATACAGCCTAATTCCGGCGGAGAACTTTTCGACCTTTCCCGTCTGTTCCTTGAGGTTGCGATATATGAAACCGTGTTTGATGACAAGGTCATTGGGGAGATACTGCTCAAGGATGTCGTCAATCTATCGGAGACTCTCCCCGTAGTCGGAGACGAGACGATATATCTCGAATACAAGACGAAGACTATGGACGATCAACGCGGAGACATCACGATAGTGGGAAAGGTCGTGGCTCCGCTTGGAAAGTCTCGGGCAGAGAATGAGAAGGTCGAGGTGTACAAGTTGCAGTTCATCACGACCACGCAGTTCTACAACAGGTCGAAGAGGGTTCGTGGAGCATACAAGGGAAATCTGAATGAGATAGTCAATAAGATATTCCGCGAGCAATTCGGGGAAGAGGCAGCAAAGAAGCAACTATTCTTCAATCAGGCTACCAACAACAAATACAAGTTCGTGTTCCCATACTGGACTCCGCTCTTTTGCATGAAGTGGCTATCCAAACGGGCTATATCGAACAAGCCTTCCTGCTTCATCTTCTATGAGGATGTCGATGGATTCCACTTCAAGGACATGGTGCGAGCATCTCAGCAGCCAGCGGTATGGGAATACAATGTAGAGCCAAACAATCCAATGAACTTCGGAGACATCAATGCATTCATGTCGAAGGTTCAGGAATATTCCATCACATCCTACTTCGACCGCATGGATGAGTTCATGGACGGCATGTATTCCGGATTGCTGCTTACCCACGATATAACCACAAAGAAGATCGAACTGTCCGAATTCGACTACGAAGAGCAGTTTTCGAAGCAAAAGCACATGAATCAGCATCCCATGCTCCCTTTCGGAAGCAAGTCCAGCGATTACTATACGACGAGAAACATCGGGTTCTTCAATGTGGTTCCGAAACAGAAACTGAGGATAATGGACTCAAGCGGAAAGATAGAAGACAACGAATTGACGGAGAAGTATTTCCTCGACCGCAATAGCCTTGAGAAGCAGTTCAGTACATTTAGGCTCACCATAGTGGTTCCTGGAAACTCTTCCCTGAGATTACTTGATACCGTTCAGTTTACCATTCCCAAAAGTGGGTATATGGATGAGGACAATCTAAAAGAAGAATGGAGAGATACTTTCTTGAGCGGAAAGTACATGATTGTCTCCTTGAAAAGCGTACTAAATAGGACTGATGGTTCGTACCGGACGACCATAGAATTAGTGAAGGATTCGCTGATACAAGCAATCCCAGTTAACAGCAGCATCGAAATACCAATGAGGAATACATCATGAAAGACGAGTCGCGTACCGTGATCACCCCGCAGGACATTGAAGACAGGCTTCACAAGTTGCCATACACCAAGGAAGAACTCCTTGAATGGGAGCGATGGGGAAACGAGAACTTCGGATATCCCGAAAGGAAACGATGATAGATGCAGGAGTTCATGGGTCAATCCGGATTTATCTGGTGGTTTGGTGTCGTTGAGGACATCAATGACCCATTGAAACTCGGCAGGGTTCGCGTTCGTGTGATTGGATACCATACACCGGACAAGAGCATCATCGGCACAGCAGATCTCCCCTGGGCACATCCGCTACAGGATATAACCAGCGCATCGATCAGTGGGGTCGGAAGATCTCCCACGGGTCTTGTGCCTGGTTCCCATGTCTTTGGCTTCTTCCGCGATGGGCTGAACGCACAGCAGCCTGTGGTGATGTTCAGCGTCGGTGGCATTCCAGCCGAACTTGGAGACAAGACCCAAGGATTCAATGATCCCTATGGAGTCTATCCCCTTGAGAAGGATGTCCCCGACACGAATCGCCTTGCAACTGGCGATGAGACCGACAAGACCATAGTCAAGAGCAAGAAGGATGACCGAAAGAAGGATGTCCTTGTTGCTCTTGATGCCTTCGACAAGGAGAAATGGTCGGAACCAGAGACTCCATACAATGTAAAGTATCCAAACAACAAGGTCTTTGTCACCAAGTCTGGCATGGTGGAGGAATGGGATGATACCAACGGTGCGGAGAGGCATCATACCTATCATCCATCGGGAACCTTTGAGGAAGTCGCAAACGGCTGGGAAAAGGATCCCGATGGAACCCGCGTACAAAAGATCAAGGGAAACAACTACGAGATAGTCGCTGGTGATGATTTCATCCATATCAGCGGAGATGCCAAGATAACCGTCGATGGCTCCGTCAAGATATACCCGAAGGGAAACCTCAACCTACAGGTGGACAAGGATGTCAACCTCTATGTCAAGGGAAACATCAAGGGAACAGTCGAGGGTGATATGAGCCTCAAGGTTCTTGGCGACTATAGGGAAACCATTGGTGGCAACAAGTACACCTCCGTGGGTGGAAATGTCATCACCGAATCACAGGCAAGCATCGTGTCGAAGTCGCTGCTCAATACGGTGATCAAGACCGAATCCGCGTCCGATTTGTTCCTTGATGGAACCGCATTGGGAATCAAGTTGAACTCACTGACTCGCCCGAAGGCGGCAGATCCATCCATTCCACCGGAAACCTCGGTATGAGCAACCTACAATGGAGAGGGGTCTATGATCTTGAGGCTGTCTACCTACCGGGTGATGTGGTCACCTATCCCGACGATGGATTCACCTATGTCTGTGTGAAGAAGACCCGTGGAGTTCCTCCATACCTCGACGGTTCGGGATTTGAGTTGCTGTCATCCTATACGAACATCAGCACGATAGATGGAGGAGAGTTCTAATGCCAATGATAGGACGGGCATTTACTGATCGGGCTGGAGGACAGGTTACCACAGGTTCACCGACAGTAAGTGCAAATGATCTTCCTGTGGCTATGGTGGGAAGCCTTGTACAAGCCCATTCCATATTTCACAATAATGTCACGATGGCTGCGGGATTCCCCTCCGTTACAGTTGGGGATATCCCCGTATGCGTAATGGGCAGCGTCGCTTCCTGTGGACATGCTTTGATTACAACCTGTACGAATGTGGAGGTGGGCTGATGGCTCTTTATACTAACTGGCAGCAAAATCAACCCGGATATCCGAACATCTTCGATGCTGCAAATTGCAGCCTGATATCACAGTTGCTCCCTGCGGGACCAAAGAAGTTCCTTTCTGATTTCATGGATGGGAATGCCTTCCGCAATCCCATTTCGCAGGTAGCGGGAATCCTACAGGATAAACTCGGTGCGAATATTGCCAAGATCGATGGGCTTGGTGGGGCAACGGGATTGAATGGAGACCTAGCCAAACTGAATGGTGCCATGAGTGGTGCGAATACTGAACTTTCGGCATTTGTAGCCCATACGAACAGGTTGAGTGGAGTGAGCATAGGTGGAGACAACGGAGTGCTGCCACGGCTAGATGAAATCATCGGAACCGTATCGGCATACAACTCAATCAAGGATTTGCTCAAGAATCCAGGAGAGAAATTAGAGGATAACTTCTCAAATGCCTTCTCTTCTCTAAATCCCCAAATAGTTGGTCCATTCTTCGACAACTTCGGAAGCAACATGAACAGCATCTCCACGGTTCTAGGAAACATTCAGAACCAATTGAATCAAGGCGGTCTTACCGATCTAGCGGAAACGGCTGGTCAGTTGCAGCAGTTGACCGACAACATCTCATCCATCACGGCAAACATACAGACGCTGATTAATAACGACAACAACTACTTTGCATTGGCACTTGCCTTCGTGGAGAGGTATGTCCTTGGCAATACGATCCTATCCACTGCTCTGACAGATCCGTGCTTCGGGGCGCAACTCGTAAAGAACATGATAACCAATCCCGATTTCAGCAAGAGCATAGACGATATTGCCACGGAGAACGGCGTCAAGATCGAAGGTGCGCCGATCAATCTTCTAGATCATATACCAAGCCTACAGTAGGGCTAAATACCCATAGCAACTTACCTTATTAAACTATCGGTGATTTATAGATAATTTAATACTTCGGGGGTCATATGGAAACAGAGAAGATTGGCGAGTGGTTTCAACTGGGCATCATGGGAGCAACCGTACTTGCCGGATTTATCTATGGCTTACGAAAAGCCTACAAGGCAATTTCCAAGAGTAGAACTCAAAGGAATGAAGAGAGATTCAGTCAAGTCAATATGAGGATATGGGAGGCATTGAGTGAGATTCGCCTCACTCATGGAGCATCTCGTATCTCCTTGACCCAGTTCCACAATGGCGGCAAGTTTGTGGATGGATCTTCGATGCGTAAGATGAGCATCTCGCATCAGTCCTGCGACTCAAAGATAGCCTCAACAATGCAGTTCAGACAGGATGTGCTGGTCAGCAGGTTCGTTGAGATCATCGACATACTGCACGACAACGATCCGAGGCTGAGACTTCTTTCCAACTTCAACGAATCAAACAGCAAGAAGTTCTACGAACTTCACGACACCGTGGCTCTATCCATTTTGCCCGTATATTCTTCCGATAGTCTGCTGGTTTATGGCTACATATCTGTTGAGTGGTGTGACTTGGGAAGTTTGGACAAGGTAAATGAAAAGGAACTTACCCAGGATCTTGAGAATGCCAGGAGTCAGATTGCCTTCCTGCTCAATTCATCCAAAGACTACAGATGACAGATTTCCTCCGTAAGAACCTATTCAAAGACCTTGACCTAGATTTCACCCCACACCCCGTCACCGGAGATGTCGTTCAGAAGACCGACGCTGAGGCAGTGAAGAGGGCAGTTCGTAATTTGGTTCTTATGTCGAGATACGACAAGCCATTCAAGCCCGAATTAGATTCTCGAATCCGAAGTATGCTCTTTGAGCCAGCCACCCCACTTGTGGCTATGGCAATCCGTTCGCACATAATAGATGTGTTGGATCAATACGAACCTAGAGCCGAAATAAACGATGTGCAAGTGGTCTTTGACGAATCATACAATGCATTTCATGTGACGATATCATTCAAATTGACCAACACTCGCGAGATAACAAAGGTATTCGTCAGCATAGAAAGGCTTAGATAATGCCAAATCGCGTACTTACTCCCATCACAGAACTTGATTTCGACGGAATCAAGCAGAACCTCAAGAACTATCTCTCGACCACCTCCGAGTTCTCCGACTACGACTACGAGGGAGCGGGCATCAATGTCCTGCTCGACCTGCTTGCATACAATACTCACTATACGGCGATGTATGCCAACATGATCGCGGCTGAGTCTTTCATAGATTCCGCAATCATGAGGAAGTCCATAGTCTCCCTTGCAAAGAACCTGGGATATGTACCGAATTCGAAGAACGCGGCAACTGCCACCGTATCCTTGCAGTTCGGAATCACTAGCGGCGTTCCGTCCGTTCTCCCCGAAGGAACTGTCTTCACGGGATCCAAGGATGGCACCGAGTATACTTTCAGCACCATACAGTCGTTTGAGATCGACCGCACATCCGAACCATACATGTGCGAGAACATCGAACTGCATCAGGGCAAGTATAGGAGCGTATCCTTCATATACGATCCCGACAGCAATGCAACGAAGATAGAGATCCCCAGCGACGGCATCGATAAGGACATACTTCGCATCTATGTGATGAGGTCTCCATCCGATTTCACCAATGCCGATGTCAACTGGGTCGAGAACACCGACTATCTTGAACTGGATTCCACCAGCAAGGTCTACTTCGTCAACGAGAACTATCGTGGAAGATATGAAGTTTCGTTTGGTGATGGAATACTGGGAGCAACTCCTGAAAAGGGCAACTACATCGTAGTCATGTATTTCCAGACCGAGGGTGTCGCTGCCAATGGAATAGGAAACAGGGATACCACGACATCTTCCTTCTCGTTCGGGGGAATCCAAGGAAATGACTTTGATGCCACGGTAACGACCATCGCCGCGTCTTCGGGTGGAGCAGAGCGAGACAGCAACCTAAAGATCAAGTATGCTGCCCCGAAGTACTATCAGTCGCAGGACAGGACGGTAACCGTATACGACTATGAGAGCATCATCCTCCGCGAGTATCCCGATGCCGAATCGGTTCGGGTATGGGGTGGAGAGGAGAGCGATCCTCCTGAATACGGCAAGGTCTATATCTCCATTCTTCCCAAGAACTCATTCGTGTTGAGCGATGCACAGAAGGAAAGCCTGAAGAAGAACATACTCGACAAGAAGAAGATAGTCACGGTCAATGTGGATATTGTCGATGTTGACTACACATATGTTCTGGTCGATTGCTTCGTGACATACGATTCCACCCGCGCATTCAGCAGCGAAGCAGCAATCAAGGATTCGGTGGTGTCGGGAATCGGCACATATTCGGACCTCAATCTACAGGTATTCGGGGCAGCATTCCGCTATTCGCTGCTTTCCCGTCAGATAGAGGTGTCGAGCAACTCCATCGTGAGCAGCAGGGTGAACACACGCTTGCTCAAGCAGATAATCCCGCAGTATGGAGTCAACAACTACTCGCTCGACTTCGGGATTGCACTTGTCCATCCATTCGATGGATATACTCCAATCGTATCCACATCGGTGTTCCAATACCGAGATGCCGACAACAACACCAAGGACTGCTTCATTGAGGACAATGGATATAGCAAGTTGTCCATCTATACGATGATCGGAAGCACGAAGACCCTTGTCAAGGCAAATGTCGGAAAGATAGACTATCAGACTGGAAAGGTGAATCTGATCGGATTCGCACCAACGGGAACTGGTGGACAGCCATACATCAAGTTCATCGTCATTCCAGACCAAAGGTTCGACATCCTTCCAAAGAGGAATCAAGTTCTCCTGATAGATCCAACGATTGCCGAATCCATCACGGTGACCCTACAGGACGCTTCTTCTAGGAAGGCATAAGCATGGCTACTCTTCCAGTTCTCTTCACGGGTAGCGGGGGAACTCCCGAGATACAGACACTTCAGTTGTCTGAGGAATCTCCTCGCATATTGAAGAGATTTGGTCCGAGCAACCTGATCGTGGATCAGGTTCCCGACTTCGTCAACAGCGACCATGAGACATTCCGAAGGTTCGTTGAGGTCTATTACGAATGGATGGAGCAGTATCAGAATGCATTCGGAATCATCGATGCATTCACGGAACTCACGGACATCGACAGAACCTTCGTATTCTTCACGCAGGATTTCCGTGCGATGTACCTACAGAACTTCCCCGTGCAACTCGCGGTGGATTCAAATGGCAATGTGGTCAGCGAGGCTAACTTCCTCAAGAATGCACGGAACTTCTATGGGGCAAAGGGAACTGAGAAGGCATACCGCTTCCTCTTCCGCCTGATCTACAATGTCGCATCGGAAGTGAAGTATCCGGGCGAAGAGATTTTGAAATGCTCGCATGGAAAATGGATAGAGCGGACATCGATCAAGACTACAAGCGATGGTGGTACTGCAAACTATGCAATCGCAGGAAATCAGGTCTATCAGATAGATCAGATAACGGGAAATGTGATTGCATATGCCACTGCCACCGAGGTGATTCAGTACACCAAGAACTACTATGATGTGACCGAGATATTCGTCAAGAATCCATTCGGGACATTCTCGGAAAACCAGCCTCTGTACTGCAATCTTCCCACAGGAACCATAGAGGAACTCGTATATCCCGTCGTTAGTTCCATTGAAGTGGTAAATGGCGGATATGGATACGGAAAGACCGATTACATCTATGCTGCTGGAGTTGGCAATGGAGTTGGTCTTTCGACTGCACTTGAACTTACCGATGTCAAGGGAACCATAAAGTCGGTGAAGATCCTCGACTCTGGCGTTGACTATGTCGATGATTTCATAACGACTGTCGTATCCAATAGCGGAGATGGAACTGCGGAACTCCGTCCTGTCATCGGCGCATTGACCAACTATGCAGGATATTATGCCAACAACAACGGCAAGTTGAGTTCCAGCAAGAAACTCTTCGATGGAGACTACTATCAGGATTTCTCGTATGCCCTTCGTAGCGAGATATCCCTGTCCAAATACAAGGAGATGTACAAGAAACTTGTGCATCCCGCTGGCTTCAAGATGTTCGGAGAGATCCTCATCAAGAGGAACATCATCGACTCGCTCCCGTTCCATTCCGAGATGCAGAGATACGAGAATCCGTACATCGGTCACTATACTCCATATCGAATGGGAACCACCGCAGATCTAGCGACAAAATATCCGAATGGTTTCAACCCAAGGGGAAATACATTCAGTTCCTTCCAGAACTACGGACTGACGGGCGGAAAGTTGTTCGTCAAGCCAGTTGGCTTCACCTTCGTGGCAGGAACCACATGGACGAGCATCGGTGCATCGGGTGCATGTGGAAACGGAATATCCGCAGGAGTCTTTGAGTTCAACATACTCAACGATGGCGGAACATATGGTGTACTTCTGCTGAGAGGCATAGACTTCAATACGGCATCCGCTTCAATCACTGGTGCGGGATTCCTTGAGGGAGTCACTTTCAGAATGTATTCTCAGTCGGGTGGCTTCACGGCAACCATAGATCGCGTCCGCTATGGAGTCGGAATAGTTCCCGAATCCGATGGTACTACCCACGATACGCAGGGGCTACCCCTCGGTGCAAGCGGCAGCGTAGAGGGATACATAGAAGCGAAGGGACTCAGTTATTCATATTGGAAAGTCTATCACCATCCAAACACCCGTGGCATAAAGGGTCTCACGGGAGTCTGGAATGGCAAGACAGGTGCAGGAGCATCCTTCGGCTCTGTGGCTCTGAATCCATTCTTCAGGATGCCGATAGGAAACCACTTCCACTCTAATCCAAGCGGAACATCCTATGTCGGCACCACTGGTCCTGCGAATGAATATGGTCTGATTGAAAGCACAACCCTAGTATCACCGAACTTCTAATATGGCAAACAACGCTCTAAAGACAATGCTCAAGACCGACCTGATCGAAATGATCCAGAATGGCATTTCGAACAGCAACGAATACTATCTCTTCGTCAGCAGGGCTATTCCATACGAGGACAATGCCACTACCACTACAGTAGTTGAGAGCGATACCACGATTCCATCCATAGGTGAATCGTCGCGAAATGTGTATGATACTCAGAGGAACATGCTCTTCCTCAAGCGCATCAGACCAGAGAACCTGAAACTAGTAGTTCCAAGGATCGACTGGACATATGGAACCGTCTATACTGCATATTCAGAAACCACCGACATGGCGGGAGAGAACTACTATGCCATGACAAGTGACTACAATGTCTACAAGTGCATGAAGAGAAATGGTGCATCTGAGATCATGCCGACAGGAAAATCTGCCGATGTGAT